GACGATGGACCACAAGATATTCGATGTCGTCTATTCTTTCTACGTTGCGAACATCTTCACAGACTACTTCTTCGTTGTTTAAGCGATTTCGAAATATAATAGGTTTCATGCTGATCTCCTTTAATATGGCCGGGCTTAGAGGAATCGAACCTCTACCTGCGGTTTCGAAGACCGTAATGATATCCATTTCACCAAAGCCCGATGTATGGCAGGCGTGCTAGGGCTCGAACCTAGAATAACAGAGTCAAAGTCTGTGGTGTTACCATTACACTACACGCCAACAAAACGCTATTCTATAAAACACTAAATGCTTGTCTTCCGTCAGAAGGATAGGGCGTTGTTCTGTAATGTCTTATAGAATAGCGTAATTTCTTACGCTATGTTAGGGTCGATACCCTAACCAGTAGTCTTACTAACACGTTATCGCCATGCTTTCATGTATACTGTCCGCCCGTTCGTAACATTTTTATAGTGATGTATTCCGGCCCTCGTTGCCTATCAACACTTGAGTTTAAAGATTAGCTGACGCTTTTCTATTAAACTCTATTTGATTAATGAACCTTTTTATTTTTTCATCAATCAATTTTTTTCGTTCATCTTCTGATAACGAATGAGTTTGAAACCAATTCGTTTTATCACAAGATGCCGATTCTAATTTACTTTTCAAATCATTGTCAACTTTCATTATTTTTCTCTGCATAAACAAAAACCCCTGAGACTTTTTAGTTTCCCAGGGGTTTCTTAGATTCTTTGTGAGATTGACTTGTTAGCCATCCCATCCTTCTATGAAACTCCCCGGTAGCCCCTCATCATTATATGATGTGCGAATACTTGGTGTATTAAACGCAAAGGCTGACATCACGGGCTGTGTTGGTGCTATTGACCATAAGCCTGTATGTTTTCTCAGCGATTGGCAGTTAATATTCTTCATAGTCTTCTATTTAGTCCTGGTTAAAAATTCTGTCAATTTAATAGTGTTTTTTTCACTTTTTGTTTCGATGTGTGTAGTATATGACAGGTTTAATTGATTGTCAACAACTTTTTTTAAACTTGTTACCCAAAACACACATCTAACTCTTTTTACTTATCATAAGTTTTACCCACTAAATAAAAAGTATGAATTTTGATTCTTTCAGTCACGGACAGATTATTAGCAAGCTATGGCTTTGCGAACATCTTGAACCATATCTCCCTGAGAAGGCTACTGTATTCATATTAGGTAGTTGGTACAACTTACTAGGTTTAATGATGTTAACACGAAATCATAATCAATATCAATCTATTTTGGGTATAGACATTGACACTGAGGCAGTGAGTGTTGCTGACAAATTATGCGAAACATGGATAATAGAAAAAAAATTATGTAACAAAGTAGGTGATGCAAACACTTATAAGTTAGAAGGACCTGATGTAGTCATCAATTGTAGTCCTGAACATATGGATTCTATTGATTGGCTTAAGAATATTGTCAAAGGAACACTAGTGTGTATTCAATCTAGTGATATGGAAAACGATGGGGATGTATGGGATATCAAGCAACACACTCCATCCATAGAATCTTTTATTGAAAAATATCAACTAGATACTGTATTGTTCTGTGGCACTCTACCTATACATTACGAGAATGGTAAAGGGTATAATAGATTTATGTTAATAGGTAAAAAATGATAGAAACAAACGTTTGGTATAGTGGGCAAGACAATTATCTTAAAAATACATTCATAACGGATGATGAGACAAACAAACATACGTATGAGTTAGAACTATTAGAAGATGTTCACATACAAGAAAATCGCACTATATATGAAGTTTATAATGACTTACTATCAGTAAGACAAACAAAAACTGTTCAATTATTGTTCAGTGGTGGTTTGGATAGCGAGTTAACACTTCATGCTTGCTTAAAAAACAAAATTCCAGTTGAAGCAGTTACATTAAAATTACTAGGATACGGAATAACATTAAACACACATGATTTGTATCATAGCGGCGAGTATTGTAGAAAACATGGGGTAAAGCAAACTATCATAGAGATGGATGCTATCAGTTTTTTTGAGAACGGATTACATAGGCCATATCTAGACAAGTATAAAATTTTTACCCCGCATATCGCAACTCATTTTTGGTTGTTTGAACAGTGTACCGGATTTCCTGTGATAGGCGGAGAATATACATGGCCTTGGGCAGGAACTGGACCAAATGCTATAATCAGCCCTACTCGACATTTATTCATGCAATATGATAGATTCTTGCAAGAGAATGGGATACACGGGATAGGAAGTATGCAAAATCGTAGTTTTGAACTTAATGCATTAATCACAAAAGCACATATTGATTATATGCGTAGCCATCCTGAAAATAATCTTGATGATTTAGGAGTGATTCAGTTAAAGCAAGGTATTCATCATTTGCTAGGTAACACTACGGCTGAACCTAGACCTAGATCATTCGGTTGGGAACAATTTAGAAACGTTTGGGATATGAAACAAGAGATGGATAAACTAGAAAAAGAATATGGAAATACAGTGAGTTCAATAAAATGGGGCCCAAGATTCGCAAAAATCTTGGGCGGTGAACCAGGTATTAATGATAGATTTAAATAATTATGACGGTACGTGATCTACTGTGTAGATACATCCGCGTAATATTTCATATTTCTTTAATAACCAAAATCCAACTGATACATTATAGAGAGTTACGTTGTTTAAAAGATTAGTCCATGTTCTTCCGTCAAGCGTTTCATTATCACCCATGGCTAATTCAAACATTTCAGTCGCAAAATCTGGATTTAACCCGTACTTTTGTTGAGATTGACGATATTCCACAAAATTTTGGAATGACGTTTCAGTATCAAATATAAATGTTATAGTTCCGCCTTCATCAGTTAGTGTTTCACCGTAGTTTATCAATCCAGGTGTTTCTCCAACTATTCCGAAAGGAAGTTTAACTACATTTATCATTTCCTGTTTTACAGTAGGCCACTGTGCTTCAGTGATTTCAGGGAAAAGACCCTCTAAGTATGAGTAATTGATGGTTTCTAACCAATCCGGAAATCTATAATTTCCAAAAGTTCTAGTATAATTAATAGTATGATTTACTGTGAAAGACATATGCGTTTTCCCTATGTTATATAGTATTTATCACACTTTTTTAAATTGCCACTTTACCTATAGCATTAATTACAGATGCAATCTTACCCACAGCTTGTAATTCTTGTACAGTCATTCCTTCAGCCTTAAGTGCATCGTAGTGATTTTTCACACAAAAGTGACATTTTCCTACAATGCTAGCAGCCAATGCATACATTTCAAATTTTTTCTTAGAAACTCCACCGTAATTAGCATAGGCATTCATGCGTAGTCCTGGGGGCAGTCCTTTTAATTGAGGGTCTCCTGTCATTTCTACGAATGGATAATAAACGTTGTTCATTCCCATTAATGCGGCTGCTGTCTTTGCGGCTTCACGTTCTTTTTCTGCCATAAACAATGGACCATTCATTTCAATCTCAAATGCCAATCCACCATTACCTGCGGCAATAGCCGCAGTATATGCACAGGCATGAGCATCTACCGGATCCAATCCACTACGATTCATTACGCTATCTACATTTAGTTTAATGTCTTTAGCATGATCTGGGATTGAATCTTTTACTGACTGTATCCAGTCTCCGTTAATTGTGATAGGTTGCATTACAATGTATCTCCACCAATTGGACGTGAGCATGGGCACAATTCACCAGTTTGCAATGCGTCAAGAATACGCAATGTTTCTTCTGGGCTACGACCAACGTTCAAGTTGTTCACAGTAACGTGTTGAATTTCGTTGCTTGGATCAACAATAAATGTAGCACGTAATGCCGCGCCTGCTGGAGCATAGAACACACCAAGCTGTTCAATTAGACTTAGGTTCTCACCTGTCTCTGAATTCCAACGTTGTGTATCAGCAAATTGTGTATGAGTGATTTTCTTTAAGTCCGCGTGAGCATTTTGCCATGCTACTTTGCAAAACTCATTATCTGTTGAACCTGTAAGCAATACTGCATCACGGTCTTCAAAATCTTTTGCTAATTTGTCGTATGCTACAATCTCTGTAGGGCAAACGAATGTAAAATCTTTTGGATAGTAAACGATAATTTTCCATTTACCTTCAAAACTTTGATCTGTAATTGTGAAGAACGCATCTTCTGGTTGTCCAGGCTTAACACCTGTTACTGCAAATTTTTCTAATTTATCACCGACTGTTTTCATATTTTCTCCTTGTGTGTAGTCTCTGTGAGTATAGCATACTCAAATATATTTATGCAATAAAAAGGGTAAATTAATCTTCTATGGGTTTTAACCCATTACTATGTTTATCTGTAGTTCGTTCTACATCTTGGAACAGACGTTTCTCTTGTGCGGTTAATTTATCTTTGTGTGTCTTGCGAGGATTACCGCACAAATAACAATGTGGGTTACCACAATCCATAACATGATGTTTAGATAAGCGATGTGGCTCTTTAATTGCTTTATCGCGGTTTGTTAATCCGTGTGCTTTAGCGATTTTAATTTGCCTAGCAATATGCACATCTGTTTTATGACGGCGTTGACTGTTTAAAAATTTAGCTGTCTCGTTACTCATACTACTTCCTTAAGATATTTCTTCATTATAGTATCAAATGTTGTTTTAGTGCTAGCTTTTGGTGTACAAAGTCCACACCAACATGCACTCTTTTTACATGTTATAGCTACAGTAGGCTGTTTTAATCGTTCTCGTAAATCACTTAAAATCAAATCAGTATTATCCAATGTTCCAATAGGTCCAACTTCTCCTTCATAATTCATTTTACAGTCTTTGTTAATGAATACTTCTTTGGTAGTTTGTCTGACATACACAAAAAAGTAGTTAACTCCGCATGACCAATCAGTAAATGAATTGTTAGGAATATATGTAGTTGAACATGAATAGTCTTGATTAATTGACATAGTTTGTCCACCACAACAACCTCTACCTGTTGCTCCTATGTTTATCTTTTCATCTTTTTTTACAATTTGAATAGACTTAGTTATCCCTCGTACTTTATTGAACCAATCAACTTGTTCAGTATCATATAAGAACCTAGTATCACTGGGATGATGGTCAAGATTTCTAGCAACATGCGGGATATCATTCTCTTTACACCACTCGACCATTGCAACACAATTGTCCCAGTGTTTAGGATGCATCAAAACTGCACAATGAAAACTTTTATTTTGTTTTTTTAATAGTAGTATGTTTTCTCGTATCAATGCTTGGTCTTCGGGTGTGCTTTCAGAGTGATAACTTACTGTGAAGAAATCAATATAGTTTATTAATTTTTCCCAAACTTTAGTTTTTACTAATGCATTTGTAACTGTGTTAACACCCAATGACCATTTATACCCTGACTCTTTATGCTTTGTATAAGCATAGTCAAGTATATCAACAATATCTGGGTGGAACAAACTCTCACCACCGAATATGTTTAAGCTAACATGATTATGTTCTTCATTCTTAACTTTTAAATATAAGTCAGCATATTCAAAAAAGAAATCCAATGTTTTTAAACATTCATCTAATTTTGGATGTGGAATAGAATTATCATGTGAACTACAATAAGAACAATCTAAATTGCACTTCATTGTGCTTTCCCACGTAATAGAAAATGTAGGCTTTTGATCTAATGAAGGTTCTATTGATGTTCTTTCCATCAATGCCTCTTTTTATAATCTTCTACTGCGGCTTTGATTGCGTCTTCTGCGAGGATAGAGCAGTGTATTTTAACTGGGGGGAGGGCGAGGTGTTCTGCGATGGTTGAGTTTTTAAGGGTTGCAGCCTCATCCAATGTTTTACCCTTGACCCACTCTGTGACAAGGCTTGAAGAAGCAATTGCCGACCCACACCCATATGTCTTAAATTTGGCATCTGTTATTAATCCTGTTGATGGATCTACTTTTATTTGCAGTTTCATTACGTCACCGCAAGCCGGGGCTCCAACCATTCCTGTACCCACATCGTCATCATTTTTTGCAAAACTTCCAACGTTTCTTGGATTTTCGTAGTGGTCAATTACTTGTGCGCTATAAGCCATAATAAGTATCTCCTGTATTCTATTTAGCTATAGAAAGTGTCTCTATACAAGAAATAGTAGCTTTTCTCCAATTATGCAAATTTTCAAAATTAAAGTTTTCTAATGGTATTTTAGTAAAGTTATGTAACTTGTTAATTAATATATTAGGATCATAATGTAGTAATTCTTTCCATGAAATATTCAATACATTTGATTTATGTTCTATCATTGAAAACTGAGTAGCAAATTTCAATAGCATCATATGTGAGTGTAATTTTAGGTTAAATATAGTTGATTCAGTTCTATGGACTGCATCTATGTGATATTTTCCTACATAGCAAATAGCTACATCAGCTATATCATCTTTTTCATAAGTTATCCGAATTGCTTTTTCAAAAAAATTCATACATAATTGTAAATCTACAATATGTACAGGAACATAGTATATAGGGAAAACGCCATCACATGGTTGAATATTTAATATGTGTTCAATTTTAATGATATCATCCTCAGCCGGTCCTAGAACAGATCGTGGTAGCTCAATATAACCAGTATGGGCATTACCGTGTTTGCTTAAGTTCAAAATATCTTTTGAATTTAATTTTGCAAAAGTAATAAATCTTGCTAAAAAAGAGCCACCGGTCCCTGACATATATGTAACAGGGATTATGTCTTTATTCAAGTTCATCTTCAATTACTATCCAACCTAATTTTAATAAATCTTCACGTATCTCATCGGTGACAACACTCTCACTTACATACGCTCTTGATTGCAGGATCCATTCTTGTTGTTCTACCGTAAGTTCCTTAAATTCTTGATCGGGAATATCATCGTTATTAATTCCAGAACAATACCATTCGATATAGTCGCCCTTTTCTTGCATGTCAGCAATGATACCACCTGCATATCTCCAACTACATCCCCAACGCTTCTCAGTCAATATAGGAATAATATCATTTTTAGTAAACTCATTGTTACACATAGCGGCATATAAATGTTGAGCATACACATCATCACTTTTTACTTTGTCAATTATCCATTGGGTAGACCGTAGGTCATATTCCATATTATCTTTTTGCCATTCTGGATCTACCAGATTGGCTTGATCTTGTTCTTTGGCTGTTTTCCAAAACTCAAGATAGAATTCTGGAACTTCTTTGCCATCTTCAGCGGCACGTTCTTTTGCCCCTTCAAGTTGGAATGTATGTCGTTCTGGACTACTTGCTATTTTGACAGGCTGATTCATAAATTAAGTATATCATATTTGTATCGTAACTCAATCTGTATGGTCATTGGATTTAAGTTTTGGTTGTGTATTTACTTTAGTTTTAGAATAAAAAACATGTCCACCAATTGTTGCTACTTTTTTGTACGGCCATAATGGGTCAATATTAATTGAATGAAAAAACAATGTAGATTTTGGAACTACATCTGTGTATTGATTCATAACCATTACTTCATATGCAACCTGTTCAGCCACTTTATATCTATAGCTATTTTTATTAGGTTCACCCTTACCTTCACATACCCAACTAAATTGGCATATGGTTTTATCATTAATTATTGTTTTTTGATAGACAACGTTACAGGGATTGCTTGCAAAGCCGTGATTAACTCTGTTCATAACAACTCTAGCTACGGCGGCTTGACCTTTTATAGATTCACTACCGGCTTCATAGAATATATTCTTAGCCATACAAGCAAGTTGTTTTTTATCAACTTTTGTAAAGTTAGTAGTAAACGGTGATTCAGAATGTACAGATTTTAATGGTGTTACAAAAAATAAACCTATAACTAATATTAGCAAACTGAAAACTTTATGTGGGATTGTTAGCATTTCTGCTCCTTTCCTCGCATTAATGCGAAATTAAATTATTGTACCCAGCAATCACAATTGCATAGAATTACTTGTTCTATGGCTTGTTGGACTGGGTATGATGCCGGCAATAATATATCAGAAGTATACACTGTATTCAATTGAGGTTCAACTATATTGGCATAGGGTGATCCGGCTAAGCTGCCGGGGAAAATTGGCGCGCCAGTAGCAATTGGTACACCAATACCACCAGGTCCACCAATACCACCAATACCACCAATACCACCAGGTCCACCAAGAGTTGCTGTGTCAACCGGAGAAGTACTTACAAGATACTCATTAGTGTTAGGATCATATGCTCCTATTGGAGTAGGAGCATAAAATGTATCAGTGCTACTATCATACTGTTGCAATGTTGCAGGTGATGAATTTGCCACTGTTCCATTAGCAATAAGTTCCTTTTGTTCTAGTAATGGAACAACGTCAAGTATATTGTCATCTAATGTAATTCCTAATTTGAGCAATCGTTCTTGATTTCGTTCAGCCCTCATCAATCCAACTAAACTTTGACCAGTTGTATTAGATAAGTTAGCTATGGCTTCTAGTGTTTGTGCAGCCATATTAGGTGAAGTATCTTTTGAATAACTAGTAATCGCTTCAACCATACTATAAATTATAATAGGGAATGGATAAATGTTATCATCTCTAGGTGAGGGTAAAGCAGGTAATCCTGTAGCTCTAGCATTTTGTTCACTTGTTAATTGACTGCCGGTATTAGTCCATGCTCTGTTTAACGAATTAACATTAGAATTAGTATTTCTAGTAGCATAGATTGACGCTATCTCTGCATTTGCCTGTGCAATGTAGATAAGCATATCTGCTTCATTAGCGGCTAATGTAGCAGTATATAAATTTGTATAGATCGTTTGTAACGTTGTAGTTTGTACTTTAGAAATTAATGTTTGAATGCTTTCCCAAGGATATGTTAATCCAGACATACATCCAAAGAAATCAGAAAATGTATATGTCTTGTATGGTCCTGTACCAAATGCAACTAAATCAATACCGGCTTGTGCTGATACAATATCTGTTGGAATATTAGTTCCGTTAACAGTTAAGCCCCTAGTCGTTTCTATTGAAGCTACTACCTGTGCAAATTTTTCAATTGGCACATTAGAAATATTTCTAACCTGTTGCATAGTTACACTAAATGCACCAGCAGAGACAGCAATATCATCAGGTAAAATATTTTGAAGATATGATCCAAAGCCTTCTGGTAAAGGTTGAACTACTGTGTTGCTTCCTGGAGTTAGTCCAGAACTTTGTAATCTGCTACCTCTAGAACTACTATTGATTGAACCAACTTGTTTAACAATTGCAGGATTATTTAATCCAGAGTTAACACCTTGATTTATGTATATAGGATAATATGTCTTACTATTAGTTGGTCCAGGAGTAGCGTTATATACAGGTACTGTTAGTGATTGATAACTATTTGGAAGTAGTTTCTTTATATCAAGTAAGTCAGCAAGAGTGTTTAACCCTGTTATATTACAATTAAGCGGTATTAGTATATTTGCTAAATCTATTCCGGTAATGATTAACAAGGCAGCATATGCTTGCTGTTGTTGTAAATCAGTAACATTGGTATTAGAAGTTAGCGTATTAATTTCGTTAGGAGTTAGTCCAGTTGCCAGTAATGCTAAACTTAATGATTGTGTAAGTGCATTATATTTTTTTAATGTTTCAAGTAAATTAGAAGGCAAACCAAACGTAGAAATTGTTGCTAAATTAATTGCCTTGCCTGAATTTATTAAGTCTTGTCCAAACACAGTAGTTGATAGACTAACACCAGCTATGTCAGCACTAATCAAATCATCCATGTTACTATATGTGCCGTCTAAAAATGTCAACGCATTTTGCATTGTCATTATAGCCCCGTTAGACATTGAAATAAAACCAGTTACTGTTAGGAATGATCCCACAAAGTCTTTATAATTACCCGTCAACGCCAAAGTGCCATTATAGTTAAATTCATTGTATGCTTGTCTAGGAAATAATCTAGCATATCCATAACTAGTAATTTCATACTGAGTACTAGTAGTGAAGGGGCTACCTGACCAAGTATAAGTAGAAGGTGGTGAGTTTCCTAATGCAGGTATTGTTGTACTACCAATAGAAATTATTGCATCATATGTACTCTGTGCGATAGTAGCACTATCAAATAATACCCAGGCTTCTCTTATTGCACTAGTAAGTTTAGATAATACAGTAGTGTTAACTAGTGAACCAGGCGTGTAATTACTTACTGACGTACTAGAACCCATGTAACTAGTTACTATAGGATTGATACTAAGCCCAGTGTTTTGTAGAAAACCACTGAGTACGTTAACACCTAAAGGACTTTGTTTTGCAGAATTACTCATGGACAGAAAACGGTGCCACTACCGCCAACGATTGGATGTCCGCATGTGGTACCTGATCCTATTCTAAGTAAAGGAGAACCCTCTACTATAACTGTTCCACTACCTGAAGTAGTAGTAGAAGATGCATGCGGGGGATGTGGTTTACCCCAAGGAGCATGAGGAGTTATTCCGCTAACATGTAATCCGGCAGGTCGTCCGTCAATAAATACGGTGCCAGCACCACGTGTGATGGTGCCACCTGCTGAGTTTGCATCGCCTACTCTACTTGCTCCTGCCATGTTATCCTAATATAAGTTTCTTTTCTGGAATTTTTATACCAGTTACTGCTTCAATGTATTTCATTTTTACGTTGTCATCTGTTAGAGCGACAAGAGAAATACTATTAGTATTTAGCTTTGTTTTTTCTTTAGGATCTGAGGTAAACATACTAGGAACAAGACCCATACCTTGTGGGCCCGGGGCGACACTTACTGGATCTTCTATTTCAATCCAATCACCACCTGAGAATTTTACTTTGGCGATAAGTTCTTCGCCTGAATTTAATTTAAATGTATAAACCTGATCTGGTTGTAGTGCTATTTGCATTATGTGCTTTCTGTTAATTTTTTCTTAAGTTCAGTGAACCCACCTATGAGTTCACCTTCTAGTATGATTTGAGGGACTGTTCTTGCTGTTGGAATAGCTTCTAACAATTCTTCTTTTGTCCATCCGTCACCAATTTTGCGTTCTTCAAAAGTAATACCCTTTTGAGTTAATAACGCTTTAGCCTGATCACAGTAAGGACAATGATACTTGCTCCAAACAATTGTAGTCATTTATTAATCCTTTATTTCTTTGCTGTATTTGCAGTTGTAACTTGAATGTTACTTACGCTCCAGTATGAACTGGTGTTATTACATAATGCACCCCATTGGCAACTGCCATTCCACCACGGAGCAGAACTAGGACCAGTTGGGCTATAGCCTTGCCAGAATGAAATAACAGGCCAATAACCATTCTTCATTGAAGTAGTTAAATCTGTCATGTCGAGTGATCCACTACCTTCAGCGCCTGCAGTAGATGAATCATATACCACAACACTAGTAGATCCTTGTTGATATGTCACAACCATTTTAGGAGTGTCATATGTAAAAGTCGCAACCATGTCAAACGGCTTGCTAATGTCAATGCCGGTGATATCATGTAATCCTTTAGCAGGATCATTTTTCATATTTGCACTAGTAAAGCAACTGTTATTGAGTGCTGTGCTAGCATATGAATATTCGTATTTTTGCGGGGCCGAACTGCCACCGTTACCCAAGTGCATAGTAGTTTGAAACAGTTTGTTACCATTGGTTTCCATGAAATCAATTTCTCTACAGTTCCATTGATTGCCGTTGCCACCAGAGTCACAATAATTGCTGCCAATAGGTTGTGTTGCGGGTTGCGCAGGATTTGATACCATGTAGATAGATGCATTAACATAATTGTTTGACAACTTGCTCAAATCTACTGTGGCTCTAAACTCAGTGATGTTAGTATAGCTTTGTGTTGAAACGATTCTACCTGCTTGGCATTGAGTACCTGAACCAAATGTTACAGAGTTACCACTGATAGTAGGTGCGCCACCTGATGTACAATTTGCACTATAATCTAATACAAATGTCGGTGTTACTGAACTTGCTTTAGGTGCTTCACTTGTTGTCTTTGTACAAGCCGCTAATGCGACTAAACTTAATATAACTAATAGCTTTTTCATTTTTTCCTTTATTAAATGTTTGGTAATGCGTCATAATCTAATGTTTCACTCATCACACCAATGACGTAGTTTGTTGATTCACTTTCTTGTAGTGCGGTCTGTTTCTTACTTGTATCGCTATGCTTGTTGAACCACGGAATAGGAGTACTTTTTGGCGCAGAGTTATTATATTTAATGCCAATATCATGTAGCGCATTCTTTGCTGTATAATCAACAAAATCTTTTAAGATATTTGGATTAAGACCAATTACTGGACCTCTATTAAACAAATAATCTGCCCATTCTTTTTCTTCTCTAATCACATCCAAATAAAGCTGATAGACTTCTTGTTCACATTCTTGTTTGGCTTGTGCAAAACGATTATCTTCTTTGATTACTTGATTAATCAAATAAGCTGTCCAACCTTTGTGTAGTAGTTCATCTTGTAATATCAAACTGATAATGTTGCCATTGCCAATAAAGATTTTATTCTCAACCATTGCCAAACTCGTAGCAAATGAAACCATAAAACGAAATGCCTCTAATGCATAACTTGCATGTAATGCCATCCAGATTGCTTTGATATGTTCTTTTTCTGTAACTGCTTCACCTAATTCTTTACGGCAATTAATCTTATGCAAGTCATCATAATAATTTCCTACACTTGATGCCATCTCAACAATTTCTTTAGTATCATGGATAGTGTTGAATACATCTTTGGGTACATTGTAAATGTTACGGATGATATGGCTGTATGAACGACTATGAATGTTTGTTTCAAAGAATGTCCAATTATAGATAAGTGCTTCTAGTTCTGGTAAACTACACACTGGTGTAAAAATTTGGCTAGGTGCTCTACCTTGTAAACTGTCTAATGCAGTTTGTCTTAATAAATTAGAAGTAAAGATATGTTTGACTGCATCGCTAGCGTCCTTGAAATCATTTGCATCTTTGGATAGAGAAATTTCTTCTGGTACCCAGAAGAATCCGCGGGCTGTTGTTTCAAAGTCAGCAATCTTTTTATATTTTACTTCTTCAAATCGTTGAATGGTTACGGGACCTTCTGGGTCCAAAAACAGTTTTCTATTCAAATAATCTGTCTTGGTGTTTAAGTTATATTGTTGTTTTGACATTTTAATATTTTCCTGAAGCAAGTACTATCTTGCAAATGTGTTCTAATCGTTCAATGTGTTCGTATGCACGCCATGGACTTGTATCTATGGCAACTACTCCGTGACCTTTAATACCCACGATATCATAAGCGATATTGCCATAATCATCTAACTGTAATTTTTCAAAACAATTATCTGCTAGTTCTTGACTGATAGGAGGAACATCTCCTACGTTAGGTGCAACTTTAGTATAGCGATTTAGTTCTGGAAACTGATCGCTAATAGTACTCAAATCAATACCGGCATGCATTGCAGCAATACAATAAGTTGGATGTACATGAACAACTACTCTAACATCGTTACTATGTTGTCCCATGCATCTTTGTAATCCAAAGTGTAATGGAATCTCTCCACTAGGTCTTAAATTAGCACTTATCTCAGAATAATAATCTTCTTGCCATAGTAATCCATGTATGCTAATCTTTTTAAACTGATCAGGTTGTAGTGTTTGCTTACGTACTCCACTTGGAGTAATGTAAAAATGGTCACGGTCGTGGTGACGTATGCTTACATTGCCGTCACGACTAGTAATCCAATTACGCTTATAAGCGTCAACCATAATATCGCAAATTGTTTCTAACATTATAATTTACACGCTTCGCAATCTTCTTCCATATCAAAATCAATAATTTCTAATGGTGCTTGTTCTTCTACTTGTTTACTACCTGCTTTATTAATCAAACTATAGTAGAATGTCTTTAGGCCCCAATAGTGTGATTGCATTAAGTTTTTAGCAATTAGTGTTGTTGGTACTTTACGGTCTACAAAATGTGCAGGATTATAGAATGTGTTGGTTGAAATACTTTGGTCAACGTATGCCGCTAATACAGCACTTGTCTTTAAGTAACCGTCGCAGTCCTTCTGTTCCCACATTAATTGGTATTTGTTTTTCAATCTATGATATTCCGGAACAACTTGAACAAAACTTCCTGCTTTACTTTCTTTTACACTAATTAAACTCATAGGCATTTCAATGCCATTAGTAGAATTAATTACGACACTGCTTGATTCTACAGGAGCCACTGCCATTTGTGTAGCATTACGGACTCCATATTGTTTCATGTTAACACGTAGAGTTTCCCAATCTAATTCAGGAGTAAAGTCTGCTAATTCATTGACACCGTTTGCACGTAGTTCCCAGGGGAATGTACCTTGACCATATCTAGTTTTATCACTAGTTAAACAAGGACCGCGTTCTTTTGCTAATTCTACACTTGCTTCAGTAAGATAGAAAGCTAAATGTTCCATCCATGTTTTAACATCTTGTAGTGCATCTTTCTCACCGTACTTTAAACTACGTTTGGCATGCCAGTATGCTAAGTTAGTAATACCAATACCTAATGGGCGAATCTCATCGTTACTTAATTTAGATTGGATGGAAAGAAAGTCTTGATAGTCAAGAATGTTGTTGAGGCTACGATGCAATATACGACAAGCACGGCGCATATCTTCTGGGTTACGGAACGCACCCCAATTGATTGAGCCCAATGTGCAAAGTGCGATACGACCGCTATCGTCATCCAGACGTTTAAAGGACTTAGTAGGTAAAAGTATTTCACAGCATAAGTTACTCTGGTAAATTGTATGATACTCAGGATCAAATGGTCCTTGATTCTGCACGTTATCAATGAACACTAGATAGATACGACCAGTGTCAGTTCGTTCTTTTAATATACCCGACTTGAACACTTCTTCTGCACTCATTGTCTTCTTACGAAGGTCTTTACGTTTTTCATATTTTACATAAAGTTCTTCAAACAAGGGAGTGTTTGAGTAAAACGCTTCGTACAAATCAGGTACTTCGTTAGGATCAAAGAATGTTATGTTTTCTTTGTTTTTAAATCGTCTCCAGAAGAAGGCACTAAGCACAACCCCATAATCCATATGGCGGACTCGGGTTTCTTCTGTTCCTTGGTTGTTCTTAAGGACAATAAGATCATCAAACTGATGATGCCAAATTGGATAAAAAACAGTAGCACTTGCATTACGAATACCTCCTTGTGAGCAACTACGTAAGTCGCCAAACCATTTCTTTAAGAAAGGTATCATGCCGGTGTGCATGATCTCCCCGCCACGAATAGGACTACCTAATGGTCGTAAGCGTCCAATCTCTAAACCAATGCCAGCACGTTTGCTAGCATACTTTGCCATCATTTCGCCGGAAGCAAAAATACTGTCAAGGTCATCATCACTGCGAATAAGCACACAACTTGAAAATTGCTTAGTAGGTGTACCGAGACCAGCGAGAACTGGAGTAGCCAAAGTAAACAAACCATCACTAGCCGCATTGTAGTATTCTTTAATATAGCGCATACGAGCATTGTTAGGTTCTTCTTTATGGAAAATAGTGGCGGCTGCAACCATGTATCTAATTTGTGGTGTTTCATAAATTTCCTTTGTACTACGGTTACGAACAAGATATTTTTCTATGAGTTGTTCAATGGCGGAATAAGAATAACTTTCATCCTTAGAATGATCTATTATATCATTCATCTTATCCCAATCTTCTTGTGTATACCAGTCTAATAGTTCACTGGTATAAAGACCTGTAGCTACATTTTTTTTAACAATTTCATATATGTGCGGTACTTCATAACTACCATATACATCTTTACGCAACATACTTAGACGTTGTTTGCCGGCAACATATTGATAGTTGGTGTGACCTACATCTGGATTATGTTCTACATTAATAAGGTCTACTATAGCCCTTAGTGTTATCTCATCAATAATGCGAGTAGTAATACCGTCATAAAAATGTGGTTGTGCTTTAATTTCTATCATTGACTGTGAAACATCTGCAATTCCCTGACATACTTTTGCTATCTGTGCTTGCCATTTATCTAGCATTAACGGTTCTTTTTTACTATTTCTTTTAATGACGTTTATATTCATGCTTCACCTGTTATATTTTTTCTTTATTTCTTCTACATTTAAACTACTAACTAAAGTAAAATCTTTTGATTTGATATTTAGAACCATACCTGGCCAGTAATTCATTACATATTTTGCGTTGTCCACTAAGACTAAGGCAACATCTTCACTATTATCGTCGGTTGCTAGGCAAAAGTCAATATCAGTTACACCCAATAATAGTAAAGTGTAGATCATACCCAATCCTCTTGATAAATTACAATATATATTGTCGGTTAACAAATCCCAAGGACCCGGCCATGCACTAACTTCTTGTGGGTGAAGGTGATAATTAACTAGAGGTGCAAATTGCCACCATTTGTCTATTTCTAGACATTTGGTTTCTAAATCTGCGTTTTCGAGGGATTTTCTTAAGTCGTACCAACTCTTAAGTCTTGATTCATAATTTAATTGAAATACATTAGTCACACTGTACTTATCACGTGAAATAATAACGGCTGATTAAATTCTCATACACCGTATCTACTACGCATGGCATTAAAATTTGTAGTTATTTCCCCTGCTGTTAAAGCACGATTGTATACATTAACTTGAGCAATCCTTGCAGTGGCATATTCACCGGCAATGGGGTCTCCGCCAACATAAAATGGCATGGCACTAGCCAACAAGTCAGGAGCATCTGCATCTCTTACTCCTACCTGTGTGCCATTTACATACAGCTTCATGTTAGCTGTTCCGGCTTGTGTGCCATCGTAAACGGCACATATATTTTGCCAGACGTTGATGGCGAACGCATTGAATACTTCTGCAGGATACATTTCAAATTTTTGAGTGGTTAGTTTGTAAAATTGTAGAGGTGTAGTTCCTCTGTAGCCCATAAGAAGGTAACTATCAGAATTTGCTGTTGGATATGCCCAAATATTCCAGGTAAACGCAGTGGATGCTGTTTGCTGTGGAGTTTGATAGGTAAAACTGGTTCTCTGATTTGCACCGCTACCAAAACTAAAATAACTGCTAGCTCCAGCAGATGTAAATGCAGGACTGTTAACTAGAGTACCGTTATTACCGTTACCTGTTAGATCAGTCCAGGTAGTACCTGTCCCGGGATAACTTAAAGTGTCACCGGCATCTAAATTCAGTTGCAAACCCGAGGTTACGATTACCGGGATATCAAGTGTAACTCCTGATAATGTTGCTCCTGTAATTGTTAATGCCATATAATTTCCTATTAAGCGTATGTAGCGTTTACAGTGTACCACTGAGTTGCGCTAGTGCTAATATATTCCAATCGTGCTCCGGCAGCTAATGAGTAACTTATGTTTGCACCACCAGCATTAATTTGTGCAGTTGATGCTGGGTAAACCAAACATGCGTTTGCAGTTGTGTTAAACACAAGTTTTCTCATACCTGCTACAGCAGTTGGAAGTACAACACCTGCACCACTTGCACAGGTTGTGACTACATTTATATCATTTGTTAATGCAGTTGCATTAGCTTGTACAGTACCGGCTGCTGAAACTGCCGCGTTAATACTATGCAGTACACTTCCTGATGATGAAACAATTAAATTAGCCCCGGTAATATTACCACTACTTGATAAAGAAGTTAATGTACCAACTGAAGTGATGTTTGGTTGTGCCGCAGTTGTTACTGTACCTGCTGTGGTTGCACTTGTTGCCGCACCCGTTAATGCACCAACAAATGTTGTACTAGTAACACTAGTCAATCCAGCTACTGTAGTTACCGTGCTACCTAATGTTAATGCTGTGCTACCCAATGTTACACTAGCATTAGCCAGTCTTGCTTGAGCAATAGTACCTGTTGATATGTTACTACCATTTAGTGCTGTTAAACCGCTACCGTTACCAGTAAAGACACCTGTATTTGCAGTGAATGCCGATCCGGTTGTAGTGCCACTTACATTCAATGATGTTAATGTTCCAACTGAAGTAATATTACCTTGAGCCGCAGTTGTTACTGTGGCTGCTGAACCGGATGCATTACCAGTTAATGCACCAGTGAATGTTGTTGCACTTACGTTACCTGCACTGATATTACCAGTAACTGCTAAACTAGTTAGTGTGCCCACTGAAGTAATGTTAGGTTGAGCCGCAGTTGTTAATGTGCCAGTAAAGAAATTAGCAGAAACTAAGTTAGCACCAGTGATATTACCACCAGAACCTCCCCCTGCAATCAAATTACCAACAGTAGCATTGCCAGTAACTGATACACTTGTTAATGTACCAACTGATGTGATATTAGGCTGAGCCGCAGTTGTTACTGTGGCTGCTGAACCGGATGCATTACCAGTTAATGCACCAGTGAATGTTGTTGCACTTACGTTACCAAATGTACCATTGCCCGTAGCACTTACTATGCCACCGGTGATGATATTACCTGCATTTAAGTTACCTGTCGCAGTAATTAATCCACCTGTACCTAAATTACCTATGTTAGCATTACCAGAAACACTTAAACTAGCTAATGTACCTGTACTTGTAATATTTGGCTGGGCCGCAGTTGTTACAGTACCTGCTGTAGTTGCCGCACCTGATAATGCACCAGTGAATGTTGTTGCACTTACGTTACCAAATGTACCATTACCAGTAGCACTTACTATACCGCCTGTAATGATATTACCTGCATTTAAGTTACCAGTAGCTGTAATCAATCCACCCGTACCTAAATTACCTATGTTAGCATTACCCGTAGCACTCAATGTTGTTGCAAATACACCAGTAACACCTAAGTTACCGGCGTTTGCATTTCCGGATACACTTGATGTTGACCCACTTAAGTTTCCAATAAATGATGTAGCACCTATATTACCAACGTTAGCATTACCAGAAACACTTAAACTTGTTAATGTACCAACTGCGGTAACTTGCGTTTGACTTACATTAACTGAGAATGCTGTTCCGGTTAATGTTAAACCTGTTCCTGCTGTGTAACTACCTGCGCCGGAGAACTGTGCCCAAGTCATTGCAGTTACACCAATTGTACCACCTGCATCTGATGTACACACCCAACCAGTATCGGCTTGTGTAGTTCCACCTTCAACGAATACATACGCACCTGGAACTTGTGCCCAAGTTGTCATATCAGTTGTTCGTGTCCATGAGCCTGCGGCACATAAATATAAGCCGTTTTGTGCCGGCGCTGTTTGATTTTTAACTAATACTCGTTGACCTGCTGTTACTGCAACGCCATCAATTGTTTGTGTACCTGATAAAGTAATATTTACAGTTGTTGCCGCCACAACACTAGCTTTAGTATCAAGCCCTTGTGCCACTGAATCAACATAGGCTTTAGTAGCGGCATCAGTATCACTGACTGGAGTAGCAAGACTTGTAATATTAAAGCTATTCATATTAACATTGCCACTAAAACTACCTGTACCTGTTGCAACTAATGCAGTCGTACCTAAATTACCAACGTTAGCATTACCGGTTCCACTTAGTGTAGTTGCAAATATGCCTGTTGCACCTAAGTTACCAACGTTACTATTACCAGTACCGCTTAAGTTACCTACGTGTAAGGTAGCACCTATGTTACCAACGTTCGCATTACCTGTTACGCTTAATACACCACCTGTTACTAAGTTAGCACCAGTGATGTTACCAGTAGCTGTAATTAATGCAGTACCAATGTTACCTATGTTTGCATTACCAGTAGCACTTACTGTAGTTGAGAATATGCCAGTAGCACCTAAATTACCAACGTTAGCATTACCACTTACACTTAATGTACCTGCAATATTTGCACCTGTGCTTGTAACTACTAATTCAACTGTGCTACCGGCTGCTTGAATTGACACATTGCCGTTACTAGTAATAGTGATGTTTGAGTTGCCATTTTGTAACAATCCACTGTTAATGGTAGTAATGTTACCTGTAGTTATAATTGCAGTTGCAGTACCTAAATTACCTACGTTAGCATTGCCAGTTGAACTTAATGTAGTTGCGAATACACCAGTAACACCTAAATTCCCTGCATTAGCATTACCACTGGCACTGACTGTTGTTGCAAATACACCAGTAGCACCTAAATTACCAACGTTAGCATTACCTGTTGCACTTAATGTTGTAGCAAATACGCCAGTAGCACCTAAATTACCAACGTTAGCATTACCACTTACACTTAATGTACCTGTAATGTTAGCACCTGTGCTTGTAACTACTAATTCAACTGTGCTACCGGCTGCTTGAATTGAAACATTTCCGTTCGCTGTAATAGCTATATTACTATTACCATTTTGTAACAATCCACTGTTAATGGTAGTAATGTTACCTGTAGTTATAATTGCAGTTGCAGTACCTAAATTACCAATATTTGCATTACCAGAAACACTTAAACTAGCTAAGGTACCTGTACTTGTAATGTTTGGTTGTGCGTTAGTGGTTACTGTACCTGCTGTAGTTGCCGCACCTGTTAATGCACCAGTGAATGTAGTTGCACTTACATTACCTGCACTAATATTACCAGTTACTGCTAAACTTGTTAATGTTCCGACTGATGTAATATTACCTTGAGCCGCTGTTGTCAATGCACCGGCAACAGTTGTAAATACGCCTGCGGTTGCACCTATATTACCAACGTTAGCATTACCAGTAGCACTTAATGTAGTGGCAAATACTCCAGTAGCACCCAAATTACCAACGTTAGCATTACCAGATACACTTAATGTACCTGTAATATTTGCGCCAGTTCCAGTTACAGTCATTGTAGTATTACCAACAGCAGTTATGGTTACATTACCGTTTGCTGTAGCAATACTGACATTACTATTTCCGTTAGAAATTGAGTTTGTATTCAATCCTGTCAATTGACTACCGTTACCAATAAAGAAATTACCGGTTACGTTACCAGTAGCACTTACAACACCTGCTGTTACTAAATTACCGCCAGTAATATTACTGGTAGCAGTAATTAAACCACCTGTTCCAATATTTCCAATATTTGCATTACCTGATACGCTAACACTTGTTAGTGTACCAACACTTGTAATATTAGATTGAGCCGCATCATTAACTGTATTTGCTACACCAGATGTTGCTACGTTTAAGTTTGCAACACGTGTAGTACTTGTTACTGTTAGTGGTGCAGTACCAACTGCAATATTACTAATTAATCTTGTTGCAGTTACATTACCTGAAACATTTAGATATCCTGATGTGAAAATACCTTCAGCACCATCTGTTGTTTCAATACCAAGGATGTTAGCTTTTCCAGTTGAGTTGAATAAAAGGGCACCTGCACTATTATCAACTAAATCCCAAGCAGTAGCAGTTTCAATTGAAGCAATATTACCAGCTTGCACGTAAAAAGCATAGTTACCTAATCCAGAACCAGATGCATTACCTAATACACCTACATTATAACCACCAGAATGTGTGTCATTTGAAAATCCACGAACACCTACTGCGGCTCCTGTATCTCCACTTGCAGTTACATATCCTTGACCAGTAACACCTGTGCCTCTTGTTGCACCAGAAGTTTTTGCACCACCTACAATACCATTACCAACTGCACCATTTGCAGTAAGTGTTCCGACAACATCAGCACCGGCAGTAGTGACTGACAATACATTTGCTACACTATTAACACTGATAGTGACATTCCCGCTTACGCCTACAATATCAACATTACTTGTACCATTTGCAATACTAGAAACTGCAATATCTCCTGCACTCAATGTTCCGGTAACAGATAGATTAGCAACAGTTAGTGTATTGCTAGTTTTGTTATATGTGAAATTTGTTTCTTGTCCAAATGAACCGGCGTCGTTAAATGCAACTTGAGTATTATCACCGACTGATAGTGTAGGAAAACTAGCGAGATTTCCGTCAGATCCACGTATTTGCATCGCTCCGCTGTCGTTTAAGAATAGCGTACCTTTACCAGCCGGTGGTGTTGGTACGCTGTTTGCTAGTTGTTCTTTTAAAATTAGTGACATTTTTTTTCCTTATTCATTATTTATCTATGTATTTTAGATATTATACCTGTATTAATATTCCGTCTATTTCTAAATCACCGTCTACTGTGATAGGGTAGGAATATAATCCTTGAAAATATTCAGGTATGATACATGTGGTGGCTGGGAAGATATAGTAGGGCATTGGAGCCGGAGATCCTACTGTGATTGTAGTGAATGATAAATTACCAGATCCATCTGTAATAACAGCTTGGCCTGAAGTACCACCGGTAATTTGCACATTACCAATGTTACCTAATTTGCTTACACCTGTGACAGATAGATTGGTGCCAGCGATATTTCCGCTAGGTGCATCTAATGTTATATTACCGGTCGTAAGACCGTTCTTTACGTTAAAGTATTTTACTGTCACAGTTCCATATTCCCTGTTTTTTAAATTGTAAAACTTACCCTTACGGGTAAGTTAGTTATGTTTTCAAGTATGTCGTTACTATATTAACTGTTGCAGTACCACCTGAACTAGTTGCATATACTGCCACATTTCCTGAGACACCATTAATATTACTACTAATATCAACAATATCTGCTACCGCATTAGAACAAACTGAACCATATATTGTTATGTAACTGTTTGTTCCATCTTGTACTAATAATGCTTCAACTGACTGATATCCATTTGCACTTGAAGCACTGATGATATATTTAGCTGTTCTGTACGTTGCCGGTGCAAATTGGTCAATAACAGTATTTGTTGTGACAGAAACGTTTGATCTAGCACTTGTTAATCCAGTTGATAGGGATACTAGACCAGTAGAAACATTACCTGATGTTACATTACCAGTAGCACTAATTAAACCACCTGTTATTAAGTTTGCACCAGTTATATTACTAGAAGCAGTGATTAAACCTGTACCAATGTTACCAATATTTGCATTGCCTGAAACACTTAGACTTGCAAGTGTACCAGTTGAAGTAATATTAGGTTGTGCATTTGTTGTTACTGTAGCCGCAGTACCTGCGGTTGCTACATTTAAATTAGCTACTTGTGTTGTACTTGTTACTACGAAAGGAGCAGTACCAGTAGTCACATTAGATATTAATTGAGGTGAAGTAATGTTAGCAGAAGCAAGAACTTGTGCTGTTCCAATGTTGCCAATGTTTGCATTACCAGAAACACTTAAACTTGCAAGTGTACCAGTTGAAGTAATATTAGGTTGTGCATTAGTTGTTACTGTACCTGCTGTACCGGCTGTTGCCACATTCAAATTAGCAACTTCTGTTGTACTTGTTACGACAAACGGAGCTGTACCAGTTGTAATGTTAGATATGAATTGCGGTGTTGTAATATTAGCAGAAGCAAGAACTTGTGCTGTACCTAAATTACCTACATTAGCATTACCAGAAACACTTAAACTTGCAAGTGTACCTGTGCTTGTTATATTTGGTTGTGCGTTTGTTGTTACAGTAGCCGCAGTACCTGCTGTTGCTACTGATAAGTTAGCTACCTGAGTAGTTGAGGATACCACAAACGGAGCTGTACCAGTTGACACGTTAGATATCAATTGCGGTGAAGTTATATTAGCAGATGCAAGAACTTGTGCAGTTCCAATATTACCGATATTTGCATTACCAGAAACGCTTAGTGTTGTTAATGTACCTACTGCTGTTACATTTGTTTGGCTAGCAGTCGTACTAATCGTAGTACCGGTAATATTAATACCAGTACCAGCATCATATACTTGTGATGTACTAAACACCGCAAATGTAATGTTTGATGTACCAAATGTAATATTTCCAGCTGGTGCACTAACAATGAATGCGGTACCCTCATTTACTACACCACCTAAGGTAAAGAAGTAATCATTAATACTAAGTTGTTCTGTGCTATCTGGACCATATTCATCTGCATCGGTAGAACGAACAATTGTGGTTGTGTTTGCATATGTGTAAATACCATTAAAAGCAGCGTTTGCTTCGTCTTTAACTAAAATACGAGTGCCAACAGTTTGAACATTGGCCCCGTCAATTAATAAGAAAGTACCAGTTGTAACCAAATTAGCACCTACACCTGAAGCACCGTTGTTATATGTTATTGTACCACCTGTAGCAGTTGCTAGTGTAGTTGTGGTTGCAACATTAACTGGTTGGTGATAAGCAATACCAGTGGATACTAATGTATCAACGTATGCTTTAGATGCCGCATCTGTTGTTAATACCGGATAACCAACATTGTTTATCCAATTAGTAGCCATGTTAAGATTAGCACCAAAACTGCCACTGCCTGTAAAGACTGCATTATTTGCACCTATGTTGCCTACATTAGCATTACCAGAAACGCTTAAACTTGCAAGTGTACCAGTACTGGTAATATTAGGCTGTGCATTAGTTGTTACTGTACCTGCGGTAGTTGCACTACCTGCGGTAGCTACACTTAGATTTGCTACTTGTGTTGTACTTGTTACAACAAACGGAGCAGTGCCAGTTGTTACATTAGATATTATTTGCGGTGCAGTTATATTAGCAGAAGCAAGAACTTGTGCAGTATCTAAGTTACCTACGTTAGTATTGCCACTTACACTTAATGTACCTGATATGTTTGCACCTGTACCAGTAACAACCATCGTTGTATTACCAGCTGATACTAAATTAATATTACCATTAACTGTTGGGATACTTACGCTTGATGTACCATTAGAAACACCTGATGTGCTAATAGTTGTAAATGATAATCCACCTGAACCATTTGTTTGAATAACTTGACCACTAGAACCACCGGTAATAGTTACGTTACTTATAGCACCTAAATTACTTGTACCAGTTACAGTTAATGAACCTACATTTGCTAAACCAGTCGTAATTAAATTACCGGTAGTTGCATTTCCAGTTAAAGAAAGATTACCGGCAGATAATATATTACCTGTTGTGGCATCAATATTAGCTACACCTACTGTTAACCCATTTTTTACTGAAAAATTCTTAGTTGTCATTTTTTTCCTTAATTATTAATCTGAAACATATGTTCCTATTAAATTTATATTTGTATTAGCAGTTAATGCCGTAGCATTTAACTCTACATTTCCACTTATAATCTGTGTACTCAGTGTAACTAAATCCACTCCTGCCGTCGATAAACTTCCATATATCGTCACTATGCTATTTATGCTGTCATGTACTAAAAGTACTTCTATAGACTGATATCCAATGTCACTACCTGCACGGATTGTATATTTTGCCGATCTGTAAGTTGCTATAGGAAAACTGTCAATAACTGTAGCTGTAGTTACAGGAACACTATTTCCGTTACTTGTAATTTTAGTAGCTTTGATATTATTTGTAGTTACCGTGCCGGTAGTAGAAAATCCATTTGAAATTAAATTTCCGCGAAATGTACTATTACTTGATACCGCACCAAATGTAATATTGTTAGCAACTAAACCAATACTTAAATTACTTACACTTACATTGAAAATACCAGCATCTGACCCAATAACTTGAATCGTACTAGTAGATATTGATACACAACCCTGAGATGCCACTAAATGGTTTGCAGTAACAGTATTGCTTACATTTGCATCAGTTGCGTTAATATTGCCCGTAACTTGAAGTATATTTGTACTAGAATTAAATGTTAAGTTGGCACTAGCACCAAATTCACTACTATTATTAAATTGAATCTGTGTATTAGATCCAGCTGGTTGTTGTAAGTCCCATGGGTTACCGTTAGCATAATATAGATTATCTGTCTTAACCCCGTTTGCAACAACATTTCCATTAACATTAAAGGTGTTTGATGAAAATACTGCAACATTTGATGTGCCATTAATACTTACTGTAATATTTGCATTAGCATTAATAGAAATATTACTATTACCATTTTCTATCGTACTTACAGTTGAATTACCAGCAACAATCAATGCGCCACCGGTTGCATTAGTAAGTGTTATATTTCCGTTAGCTCCTGAAATTGTGCTGTTGCCAAGATAAATCGTATTATTAGCTAAGTATAAATCTCTCCAGCGTTGTGTTGTACTACCTAAATCATATGTAATATTTGCTGATGGTAGCAAATTACCGGTTAAAATTACATTACCTGGAAGATTTACATTACCGGAAGACTGATCAAACGTGAACCCTAAATTTCCGGTAATCTCACCTCCACTGTCAAACAGTACTTGACTAGATGTAGCATTGATAGCAGTGCCTACTTCAATTAATATACCATCTATTTCTAACTCACCCTCAATATCAATTGGTTGTGAGAATAATCCTTGAAAATTTAAAGGGACGGTGAATGATTCACCATTAGGAATAAAATACGGCATAGGTGCCGTACTATTGCTACCTACATCACCAAAAGTTAAATTACCGCTGCCATCAGTGACAATTGCTTGTCCAGAACTACCACCAGTAATTCTTACATTACCTACAGGGCCTAAATTACTGACACCATTTGCAGTTAAGTTAGTAGTAGTAATATCACCGTTGGCAAGAATAACTGTCGTTTGGGGATCACTCCCCACAGTTATTCCTGCTACTGAGTTGAAAGGTCTTAGCGCCATATTATGCTAATGCCTTACCTTAAATTAATCTATATTGAGTTGTCCAAACAGTTGAATTACTACTTGCCGGTGTAACCTGTAATCTTATAATCGATCCAGAAACATTAACCGCTAGACTTCCTGTGTATCCACCTAATTGTGTTGTACCATATACTGCATAGTCTGCATTAGTTCCATCCGTAACCGCTAGTACAGTTGCTACGCTATATTTAGATCCAGCTGAATCAATTGCTTTAACTATGTATTCAACACCAGTTACTCCTGTTACACTAAAACTAGCAATCGTTTGATTTGCTGACGTTGAGATAGTTGTTGCATTACCAAATGTTATTGTACTATTACCAACCAATACTGAAGTGTTTGCTACAAATGTTGGGGAAACAATATTACCACTGAAGTTAGCTGTATTACCATTGATAAGATTTGTAACACTAATATTATTTGCGTTAGCAATATTACCTTGAACAACTATATCATTTGCAAAATTTGCAAAATTAGCAGTAACCAAGTTACCCAAATTAGCATTTAGTGCTGTGATATTACCACTGAAGTTTGCAGTATTACCTGCTAGTGCTAAGTTAACTGTCAAGTTACTTGTAGTAATATTACTTGCAATATTAGCAAAGTTTGCAGTTAACAAGTTACCAGCATTGGTGTTTAATGCAACAATGTTACCAGCAAAGTTAGCTGTGTTGCCACTTAGTTCTAGGTTGACTGTCAAGTTACTTGTAGTAATATTACTTGATACATTTACATAGTTAGCAGTTGCTAAATTACCAAGGTTAGCATTTAATGTTTTAATATTTCCAGCAAAGTTAGCTGTATTACCGGCAAGTTCTAAGTTAACTGTTAAGTTATTAATTATAACATTGCTACTGAAGTTAGCTGTATTACCAGATAACTCTAAGTTAACTGTAGCATTACTTGTTACCAAGTTTGAAGTAATATTAGCAGTGTTTGTACTAAAAGCATTATTACTTGTAATATTATTTGCTAATAAATTACCACCAATATTTGCAGAGTTTGTGAACGATGCATTATTACCATTAATGTATGCGTTGCTTGTTACGTTTCCATTAGATTCAATAATACCATCTACACGTAAATTTCCAGTGATATTAGCAATATTACCAATACTTAAATTATTAGCAGT